GTTTCATCGAAGCAATGTCAGCAATCAAGATCAGCCCTGCTGTTCAAGATATGCTGAACGATTCGGATGTCTTTCCTGATTTGGTTGCAGTCATCGGCGGGAGCAAAGAAGAGGCTTCCAAGTTCGCGAAGATGGCGCAGGACAATCCAGGCAAGGCTCTGCGATACATTGCGTTGACGGAATCGTTGATTGCCGACGAGTTGGCGGGTAAAACCGAAGAAGCTCCTGCAAAACCGAAAACCCAAGCCCCGAAACCACCCTCCACGGTTGGCGGCCAAGCCGCTTCACCTCCAGACGGGATGGAATCTGCGGCAAAGGCGGGTGATTTCCGTAGCTTCAAAGCGGAAGCCAACCGCCGATATCTGGCAAAGCTGAAGAGCTAGGCCTGAAAGGTTCTCATGGCAAATCAATTTCTCGACACAAACTGGGTTTCGATGAAGATTCTGTGGTTTTTGCAGAATGCTCTCGAAGTTGCCAGTGTCTTCAATACGGAGTGGGAGTCGGAGTTCGGTAAGAACTTCCCTGTAGGCTCGTCCGTACAGGTCAAACTTCCGCAGCGCTGGGTTGTGACGAACGGCTTGGGATATCAGCCCCAGGGAATCGCTCGTCTGGCAACCACCATCAATTTGGATCAGGTGTTCGGGATTCACTTTGAGTGGGACTCCTACGAGCGTCTCGTCAAGATGGAGCGTTCGCAGGAAGAGCTTGAGGAGAACTACCTGTATCCGGCTGCTCGGCAGTTGGCGCAGGAGTGTGATTCTCGCGCTGCACTGTTCGCCTACCAGAACACATCGAACGTCGTCGGCACCCTCGGCACGGACGCGACCACGATCAACTTCGCTGCTGCTGCGGAGCGTCGGCTCTATGAGAAGGCTTGCCCCAAGGGGATTCGCCACCTCATTCTGAGCCCGTCGCTGATGCAGTCGTATGTGCAGGCGAACGTGACGCAGTTCAACCCGGCCCCGGAAATCTCCCGCATGTTCCGCACCGGCGTTCTCGGTACGGCGGCTGGTTGGGAGTGGTACCGCTCGAACTCGCTCTACGAGCACACGGTTGGGACTGCCGCAACGGGCGGTGTGACCATTACCGGAGCGAACCAGTCCGGCAATGTGCTGAGCGTCACCGGAACGGCAGGGCAGACGTTCAACGTTGGTGACAAGTTCTCCATCGCCAACGTCAATGGCGTCAACCCGACCACTCGCCGTGCAGGTACGATGGGCGCACAGAACTTCACCGTTCTGACGCCTCTGACCCTGACTGGTGGGACCGACTCGCTGAACGTGTCTCCTGCCATCTATGGCCCTGGCTCGCAGTATCAGAACACCGATTCTCTGCCTGCCAACGGAGCTGCACTGACCTTGTGGCCCGGAACGAACGCACCAAGCGGTGTGAGCGGCACGGTTTCCCTCGGCCTATCCAAGTTCGCCTTCGCGATGAGCGGCGGCAAGCTGGAAGTTCCGAAGGCGGTCGAGCGTGCAGAGCAGACGGAAGATCCGGACACCGGACTCGCCGTTCGCTTCGTTCGTGCATGGGATCAGCGTGAGTCGAAGATGACCAATAGATTTGACATGTGCATGGGCTACGGCAACTTGTACAACGACGCGGGTGCAGTAGCTGTTGCAGGTGCATAAGAAATAAGCACTTATGCCATCCGTATATTACAAGGACAAGTTATAATATACGGATGGGAAGATTTGACGACATAACTGGCAAGAAATTCTTTCGTCTTGAGGTAATCAGCAAGGCGAGCGTACGCGACGGCAGCGGCAGTGTTCGATGGGATTGTCGCTGTGAGTGCGGGAAACTCATAACAGTGTCAGGGGCCAGTCTTAGAAATGGCAACACCCGATCCTGTGGATGTCTCAAGGCTGAGCGCTTCACAGCAAGAACGCATGGTCTTTCCCATGAACCGATATACGCAATCTGGGAAGCCATGATTCAGCGGTGCTATAACCCTAAGAACAGGAAGTATTCTGATTACGGTGGGCGAGGCATTGAAGTCTGTAAGGCGTGGCGGCACGATCCAGAAGCCTTCATCTTGTGGGCGAAGGAAAATGGATACGAGCACATCTTGGGAAAAGGTAAGTTGACTGTGGACCGGAGAGATAACAATTCCGGTTACTCGCCTTCAAACTGCCGATGGGTTACCTACGCGGTACAAAACAGCAATCAGCGTCCTCGCAGGAGGCGCACAGGAGCATAACATGGCCTTCGGTGGACCCAATCAGACAGCAACTCCTCTTCCGGTGCAGTCCTTCACGCCTCAGAAGGACTACCTCAGCTTCAGCGGCATCATCAACCAGTATTATGCGCCCGTCACCTACACCGCGGTCGCCACAACCCTGACCTACTCGGACGTCCTTGGCGGTCTCATCACCTCCACCAACGGAGCCGCGCAGACGCTCACCCTTCCGACCGCTGCTTTGCTCGTTCCTCAGATTGAGGGAGCGCAGGGCGGACTGCCTGGAATCGCACCTCCGAACGCAACCTCCGGTTCGGGGATTCGGTTCTTCGTTCAGTCGAGCGGCGCGGGTACCGTCACCGTTGCGGCCGGCACCGGTGGGACCACGAGTGGGACCATGACGGTGGCAACGGGTCAGATCAAGGAATTTCTCTTGATTGTGACCAAGGTGGGGGATTCCACATCTCTCCCGACCTACACCGTCTACTCGCTTGGCACCGCAACCGTCTAACCCAGAGAGGGCGCTCGCATAGGCCCTCATCTTTTTGAGGAAACCATGCCCTTCGCACTCGACCAGGAAGCACTCGACAGCCCGAATATGACGGTGCTTGACATCAACAAGCCGCCGTCGAAGTCCATCGCCCATCAGGAATACCCCAAAATGGTCTACCTGCACCCGAAGGACAAGACGCAGGAGCACCGGACTCGCATCGTTGCTGATTCCGAGGAGCTGGAGTTGGCAACGAGCAAGGGTTGGAGAATCAAGCCGCATGTCCCCGAGGCCAAGCCTGACGTTGAGTTGGAGGGATTCGAGTATGAGCCCTCCGAAGTGAAGCGTGGTGTCGGCCGTCCCCCCAAATCCGAAGCAGCTTAAAGGAGCCATCATGGAAGAGATTCAGGAATACCCGAAGATGCTGTACTTGCATCCCGTCGATAAAACGCTGGAGCACAAGTATGTGGTCGTTATCAATGAGGAAGAGGCGAAGGCTGCGTTTGACCTTGGATATAAGGTTGAGCCGCACATCCCGCAGCTTCCCCCCGGAAAGCAGTTCGAAGGCAAGGAATACGAGGGAACTCCTGTAGAGGCGGTCGGCAGTGGTTCGGAGCGCTGGTACGGCGAAGGGCCGGATTGGACTCAGACCGTTGGCGCAGGTCTGACCGACAACACCGACTACCACGACGAAGCGAACCGCGAAGGTCTTGACGAAGTTCCTCCGCCGTCCGAAGAGCACGCTGCCTAGATGCCGGCAGCAAACTCCATCACGGTAACGGCTCTATCCATCATCAATGCGGCGGCGCAGCATCTTGGGGCGCTCGCCGCTGGTGAGGCATTGTCGAACGACGATCAGGCGTGGTGCCTTCAGAATCTCCAGGTCCTGATTGACGAGTGGAATGCTCGCCGACCGATGATCTACAATGTGAATTTCACACAGTACACGCTGCCCGCGAACATCGTGCCTGTGACGATAGGCCCAAACGGTGACTTCAATGTCAACCAGCGCCCGCAGAGCATCGATAGCATCGGCCTCATCCTTCAGGGTACGCCGGGGGTTGAACTGCCTTTGAACCGCAGGGACGATGACTGGTGGGCAAACAACCGCATCAAGGGGCTTACCTCCTCTCTTCCGACCGACTACTACTACTCGCCAGATTGGCCTCTGGGCAACATCTACTTTTGGCCTGTACCAACATCCTCCTATCAGGTAAACCTTGAGTCTCGGGCGATTCTGAGCGAATACACCACCGTGGCGCAGTCGTTCTCGATGCCCCCCGGCTACTGGGCTGCGGTTCAGTACGAGTTGGCGATCCGCGTGGCACCGAGCTTCGAGCGCGAACCGAGTCAGACGCTTGTGGGAATGTGGAAGCGGGCGCTCAAGTCGGTGCAGGTCAACAATGTCTCCTCGCCGCGGCTGGCGACAGATGCTCCGAGTTCGAGCGGATCTGGCCGTCCTGATTATTCCTTCCTTGACGGTTTGACTCGATGAGGATCGGCTTCGTCGGAGCTTCGTACACCTCCAAGAGCACGGCCGTGGCCGATGAGGAGTGTATCAACTGGTATGCGGAGACATTGGAGTCGCAGGCTGCTATCGCTCCGAGCAAGCCCTATGGCGGGCAGACGGCGGCGAGCGTCAAGAGCTACTATGGCACCCCAGGTTTATCGATCTTTTCGGCTGACGAAAATGGGGGACCGCTTCGGGGGCAGTGGTGGACCGGTAGCCAGTTGTTCGCCGTAGATGGGGATACGCTGTACGAAGTTTTCGCAGATGGAACGCGCAACGAAATCGGCAATGTTACCTCTGACGGGAACCCTGTTTCGATGGTGAACAATACCAACCAGCTACTCGTCATCTCCAATGGCTATTGCTACTGCTACACGCTCTCCCCAGGCGTCTGGACTGCGAATAAGGTCTACACGGTAGGGCAGGTCATCAAGGACGCGGCAGGTCATATCCAGAAGGCCACCGCAGCTGCTTGGATCGCGAATATGCCCTATGCCATCGGCGCTCAGATCGTGGACCCGAACGGGAACATTCAGCAGGCCGAGCAGGCGAAATGGATCGCGAATACGCTCTACAATGTCGGCGCGGAAATTGTAGACGCCGCGAACCATATCCAAAAGGCTTCGGCGGCTGCGTGGGTGGCGAATACGACCTATCTTTTGGGCGCGGAAATCGTCGACTCCAACGGAAACGCCCAGAAAGCTTACTCCTACGCTTGGGCGGCCAATACGGCGTATGCGCTGGGATTTCAGATCGTAGATTCGAACGGGAATGTTCAGCAAGTCACCACCGCAGGAACTTCAGGAGCCTCGGCACCGGTGTGGAATGGCGCGGGTGTCACCGCGGACGGCACAGGGACGCTGGTTTGGACCTACCAAGCCGCGTCGGGTGGAAATGCAGGAACCTCGGGGGCCACGGTGCCTGCGTGGAGTTCCTACGGTGCCACAACAGACGGCACGACGCTTACCACGCTCTTCTGGGTCTACCAAGCCTCCGCGAACGGCAAGGCGGGAACGTCAGGGGCCGATATTCCGACGTTCGATGATGCTGGGGGTTCGGTTCTCGACAGCAATACACTCACATGGACCGACCAGGGCCTAGCTACCAACGCGGGTGTTTCCGGCACAACAGAGCCGATATTCCAAGAGACCGGAAATACGACGGACGCAAATACCCTCGTTTGGGCAGAGCAAGGTCCAGCCGGCGACAACGCCGGAACCTCTGGCGCGGCGATACCTGACTTCAACGATGCCGGCGGAAACACTCCAGACGGAACGGGTACGCTGCTTTGGGTGGATAAAGGGCTGCAACTCCTGAATGTCTCCTCACAGATGGCCGGAACGCCACTCAAGGCTGATTATTCAGACAGTTACTTTATCGTGATGTTCTTGAATAGCAACAAGTTCCAGATGTCGCAAGTGCTCGACGGAACGACATGGCCCGGACTGCTGGTGAACGAGGTAGAGGTATTTGCAGAGAACATTTCCTCGCTGATCGTGAATCACCGCGAGCCGTGGATCATGGGATTCCTGCGGTCTCAGCCCTACCAGGACACCGGCAGCAATGAAGTCTTCGATGTCATCCCCGGCACCCTGATCGAAAAGGGGTGCGTCGCGACATTTGCCCCTGCGCGGCTCGATAATTCGATATTCTGGATCGACCAGGATGAACGCGGGGCTCTCTCGGCGTGGAGATCGAACGGCTATGTCCCGATGCGGGTTTCGACTCATGCGGTCGAATTGGACTTGGGAACGAACACACCCGCGAACCTCGCCGCAATGGTGTCATACAGTTATGAGGACGTGGGCCACCTCTTCTGGGTTATTTACGTTCCGCAATCCTTATGGTCATGGTGCTACGACGTGACAGAAGGTTTGTGGCATAAACGTTCCACGTGGAACACTCAGCTTGGCGTGTGGGGACCGCACCAAAGCTGGAATCACACCTACGCCTTCGGTAAGCACTTGGTGGGCGACTGGGCGACCGGAAACCTGTACCAGATGAGCGCGGCGAATTACACCGACAACGGCAAGACAATCAGGCGTTTGCGGCGGGCTCCGACCGTGATCGCAGAGATGGCGAGAATTTACCATGCGGAACTCAGCGTGGACTTCGATACCGGCAATGGTCCTCAACCGCCGCTCGTTGACGGAAATGGAAACCCTCGACCTCCGCAGGCTGTCTTGCGCTTCAGCGACAATCGGGGCAAGACTTGGAGCAATCAGCACGTACAAGGCACAGGTTTCGCGGGGCAGTACAACGCACGAGCTATCTGGAGACGCCTCGGGCAATCGCGGTATAGGGTCTATGAGTTGGTGGTGACAGACCCGGTTTTCTGGTGCGTGGTGGACGCATACTTGAGGATTTCAAGTGGTGGGGGTCAGGTTTGAGCACGCTCGTATTCGCCCAGCTTGTTCCATCCGGCCCACTGGTGGATCCGAAGACCGGGCAACCCACCTTCGCCTTTACGAAGTGGCTGCAAAATCTTCAGCAGGCGCTAAACAATGCGTTTACGACTGAAGGAAATATCTCGCCCGACTCAATTCCATTTCCAACCGCCTCCGCTTTGGGTGGCATCTTGGCGGTCTCGCAGGTGACGCATCAGTGGATTGCAGCGATTGGGACCAACGGCGCTCCGCTTCTGGTACAGCCATCCTTCGGAGACATCGCTGGCAAGGCCACGCCGTCCCAGGTGCCTCCGCTGTCTCAGTTGCAGGGCTCCGTGACTCCAGCGCAGGTGCCGTCTCTTACAGCGGCACAGGTGCCGAATCTTGAGGCTCTTAATGGCGCTGTTACTCCGAGTCAGGTTCCTGCTCTCTCGGCGCTGACAGGGGCAATAACGGATTCGCAACTTCCGCCCGACGGGATAAGCGGAGTGGTTGCGACTGCCAAGCTAACGACGGGCGGCGCAGACGGCTCCATGACCTTCACGAACGGCATACTCACGAGCTATACGGCGGCGACCTAATGGACATTTGCAAGACGATCGAGAAGGAAATCGGGCAGAAGGTAACGCTTGAGACGCATGTGGAGAATCTGAACGTCGATTCTCTTGAATATCTCTACCTTTTGCTCACGCTGGGCGCGGATGTGAGTGGAAATTATGTCACCGTGGGCGACATTCAGCAGGCAATCGCATGATCGAGGTCAAGACGGAGACTTGGGCAGCGATTGATGCCGAAATCGAAGAGGTGGCGGCGTTCCATTGGCAGGATTTGGCCCTCGACAAGCTACTGTTTACCCGAGATTTGGACCATGCTCAATACCGCTTACTTGATGAGATGGGCCGGATGCACGTTGTAACCGTCCGAGACGACGGGAAACTAGTGGGGTATGCGGTGTGGTTCGTGATGCCCCACCATCTGCACTACATGAGTTCCGGGCCGGTCGCGCTGGCGGATATGTATTACCTGATGAAGCCTTACCGCAAGGGTGGAATCGGGGTTCGAATGTTTCAGGAGTCCGAACGCGGTCTCAAGGAACGAGGGGTGATCCGCGCCCACGCTTCGAGTAAGGTCCATGAGGACAACACGAGAATGTTTGAGCTGATGGGCTGGAAGCACACGGACAACACTGTAAGCAAATTGTTGACGGAGGCAAAATGAGCGTAACTGGCGGGATTATCGCAGGAGTTGGGCTGGCGGGGTCGATTGGCTCGGCGGCTATCGGCTCGAATGCTGCGACGACCGCGGCTGGTATCCAAGCAAGCTCCGCTCAGCAGGCGCAGCAACTTGAATACCAGCAGGAGCAGCAGGCCCTTGGCTTCCAAGAGGGCGAATACGGTCAGACTCAGGCCAACGAAGCCCCTTTCCTTCAGTCTGGCGAGGCAGGGCAGGCCAACCTAGACTATTTGCTTGGCATTACACCTCCGACGACTGTCGGCGCGTCCTCGGGCTCAGCAGGTGCATTTACCGGTACCGGGGGTACGACGTCTGGCGGTGCCACAAGCGGGACCACGAATCTAGGCTCGATGGTCAACCCGAACCTCGGCAGTTTCGGTTCGCTGACCCAAGCTTATCCGGGCGGCCAGTTCACCGCGCCGACAGCGCAGCAGGCCCTCCAGTCTCCAGGCGAGCAAGCGCAGTTGCAGATGGGCGAGCAGGCGTTTCAGCAGTCGGCGGCGGCCCAGGGAAATCTTCTTACCGGAGGATCAGCCCAGGCGCTCAACAATTACGCGCAGAACCTCGCATCGACGAACTACCAGAACACGTACAACAACGCCTATAACACTTACGCCTCGAACTACAACCAGTATGAGAATCAGCAGTCGAATACCTACAACCGCCTAGCCGCTCTATCAGGGGAGGGTCAGACAACGGCGAACAACCTCGCTACGGTCGGGCAGAGCGCGGCGAACAACATATCTCAGCTATCGAGTACGAGCGGGGCGCAGCAGGCCCAGCAACTCAACAATGCCGGCGCGGCGAACGCGTCTGGCGTCGTCGGGTCTGCAAACGCGTGGGGTGGCGCAGTCAGCGGGGCGAGTTCCAACATCAGCAATCTCGGCCTCATCAATTCTCTTTATGGCGGCAGCAACAGCGAAGGTCAGTGGTCCGGCGACTCGGTACCCGCTTCGGAATTGGCAGGATAACTTAATGAATCTTTGCTCGCTTTCGGCGATTGCCGCTTTGCTGTTTGTAAGTGGCCCATCGGCAATTGATCGGCTCATAATTTCCATTCACTTCAATACGGTCAAGAGTTGTCCTTGTAGGACGCGGACCCATATCCACCAGAAAAACTTGGAAATTGTCCCACCGTTTACAAAATGTTATTCCTCGACCGCCGTAATTTTTAAAAGCGTGATGGTTAGGGTTATTGCACCGATCGCGAGCATGAGCCCAGCTTCCATACTCGGGCGTTCGCTTGTTTCCCGAAGCGCCGTGAATGCGATGATTTCCCAGATTACCTTTGCATCTCTCTGCTTGAGCTGCCATATGGGAGCGCTGAATACATCCGCAGCTAACTATACCTCTGGGTTTGGGCTTTCTCAGATCATCTCCCATAACGAGCTTTTCAGTGCCACAATCACAGAGACAGCGCCATCGTGGGCGACCTTCTCCAACAGCCGAGGAGCGGTTTAAAACTATGAGATTCCCAAAACGCTTGCCAGATAAATCACGCAGTGTGCTAGCCATAGAGGGAGTATATCATGGGTAGCTCTATTCCTCTCCCCGCACTTTCGGTCAATCCTCCCACACCCCAGCCCAACATGCTGGACCAATACTCGCGTCTCATGCAGATCAAGCAACAGCAGCAGAACGCTCCGTTGCAGCAGCAGGCCGCCCAACAGCAGGTGCAGTCGGGAGCGATTGATCTTCAGGAGAAACAGCAGCAGCAGAAGAATCAGCAAGCCGTTACCAAGGCAATGACCGATTGGGACGGCAAAGACTACAACCAGCTCTACCCCGCAATCCTGAAGAACGGCGGAGACGCACAGGCCGTGATTGGGCTGAAGACAAGTGTCCTCAAGCAGCAGGCGGATATCGCGTTGGCAGCCAAAAACAATGGCGCGGCAGCAGAGTCGCAAATTACGGCTAAACTGAAGCAAAACGACCTCGTAAACGGTGCGCTTTCGCCGTTGGCTGATCCGAAATCGGTTCCTGATGCCCAACTGCCGCAAATGCTGCTTCAAACGGTGCAGAGCCTTACGCAGCAGGGAGCGTTAGACCCTCAGCACGCTCAGGCAGCGGCACAGTTGGCCCAATCCGGCGACCCAACCAAGATCAGGGAAGGCGTCATGCAGTTCCGCAACACGCTTATGGCGCAGTCGCAGATTACGGAGCAAGCGGCAAAGCAGGCGGGAATCCTGAAGGACGCGGCGCAGACTGCCGAAGCGAACGCAACCACGGCGAAGACCAACGCAGAGGTTGGTTACTACCAGAAGAACGGCGGTGCTCCGGGAGTGCCGGTCGAGGTGCAGCAGCAGAACGATTGGCTGGCGAAGCATCCGGGTAAGGGGCCGGCTGATTTCGCTGTATCGCAGGCAGCGGCTAAGGCTGGCGCGGAAGAGAATGCCCGTATGCCGGGGGAGATGGCGCTTGCTCGTCAGCGCCAGGCATTGTCCCAGGGTGACCCGAACGCAGCGGCTCAGTTGCTTGTGAATAAGGATGCGACACTTTCAGAGTTGAAGGCGAGGGGCGCGACACCTGAGTTCATTGAGAAGACCCTTACGGCAGCCCATCAAATAAGTGGTGGTCAGTACAACGCTATGGCTGCGGACGCTGAGTTCCAAGTTGCCAAGTCGGAAGACAACAACAAGTTCTTCGGGTCTGCCAAATCTCTCACCGATCCTGGCGGCAACTTAGACCAGTTACTAAAGCTCGGGAAGAAACTGCCGAGCAGCCAGATACCAGCCTTCAATACAATTGCGGATTGGAAAAAGGCTGCGACCGGTAGTGGCCCGTTGGCAGAATACGCTGCAAAGGTTGTGGGTGTTGCCGACGATTATGCGAAGGTTATGGGAGGTGGAACGGGCAGCGACACAGCTCGTCAGCAGGCAGTCGATCTCATCAAGGCAAATGCCAGCCCTGAAGCAAGGGCTTCCGCCGTAAATGGAATCAGGACATCGGCCCAATCTCAAATTGATTCCCGTATCGGCAATAACTCAGTCCTGAAGCGCATGTATGGCTCCCCGTCAGGCCAACAAGCGTCAAGTCCTCTCACTGTAACCGCACCCAATGGCAAAGCCTATTCCTTCAAAGATCAGGCGTCCGCCGATGCGTTCAAGAAAGCCGCAGGTATTCAGTAAATGGGCAGCCCTGCGATTGATTACGACGCGCTGGCGAAGCAGCATGGCGCTACCCCTGCCGCAGTGGACTACGACGCCTTGGCGGCCCAGCATGGAGCAACTCCGGCCACTCCAGCAGAAGCGCCTAGCCTGTGGGATAGGGCAAAGGCCAATTTCAACGCTGCCACGCAGGGCGCTCAGCCGGGAGATGGGGCTGTAAAGGGATTTGTCGCGAACGTCGGTCAGGGCGGGGCTCAGGCTGTCAGCGCGATCGCTCATCCGCTAGATACCCTATCGTCGATGGCTCATGCGGTCGCTCATCCGCTGGATACGGCTCACGCTGAAGTGGATGCGTTGCGCTCCGACCCGAGCAAGTTCATCGGCAACGCCATTGGTCAGACGGCCGTAGGTTCGGTTGCTGGCGATGTCGCAGGAGAAGGCGTAAGCGCGGTCGCACCAAAGGTCGTCCCCGCCTTGGGGAAGGCTGCGCTGCTTGGCAAGACCCCGGAGGCGGCATACGAAAGCGCTCTTAAGCCCTCTACCGTTCTAAGCCCCGCACAACGTTCCTCGATGATCCAAACAGGTCTTGAGAATGCGGTGCCAGTGTCTAAGGCAGGCGTTGAGAAACTGGGAGATTTGATCGACACACTAAATCAGAAGATCAAAGACAAGATTGCAGCAGATCCTAACCGCCCGATTGACCCGAACGCGGTAGCGACGCGGGCGGATGCGGCGAAAGCAAGGTTCGCGAATCAAGTCAATGCTCAACCGGACCTAAAGGCTATCGAAGCCTCGAAACAGCAGTTTTTGGACGAGCAAGGCAGGACGCCAGCTATCCCTCCCAAGCCTACCGGAATCCTTGATGCTCAGGGAAACCCCATCATGACTGCTGGCACTCCAGCCCAACCTGCGCCACCTATGGGAGCTGCCGATGCTCAGGCGATGAAGCAGGGCACCTACCGGGTGCTAAAGGGCAAGTTTGGAGAGCAGGGCAGTGCCTCGGTAGAAGCTCAAAAAGCTCTCGCGAGGGGATTGAAAGAGGAAATTGCCAAACAGTTTCCGGAAATCAATAACCTCAACGCATCGGAATCCCGTTTGCTGGATTTGCAGCCTGTTCTAGAGCGGGCAGTCAACCGAATCTCAAACCATCAGGCCATCGGAATCGGGACACCCATCGCAGGAGAGGCGGCCGCAGCTCTAACAGGAAGCACGAGCGTGGGACGGGTGGCGATGGTGCTGAAGGGGGTTCTGGACAATCCGAACGTGAAGTCCAGGCTTGCGATTGCAGTAAGCAAAGCGCAGAAGATTCCTATTTCCACGGCCACGAGTCGCGTGAATGCCTACGCATCAAGTCTTGGAGCCACAGTTGCCGCATCTCAGGCGAGTTCTGCTTCCGACAACTCCGCTCAAGAAACCACTCCACCACCCTCACAGTGATGTACGCGAGAGCATAGCCGCTTATGAGCATTTCAAACATGATGAAACGATACGCCCTTTGGCTGCTATTTGCGCTACCGTGCATGGCGCAGGTTCCAGTTTCTCCCATTACGCAACCTCACATGGTCTTCAATAATGCCGTGGGGCTAGCCTGCGCCGGATGCTCGCTCTACAGTTACCAAGCGGGATCGACAACGCCGCAACCAACCTACACCGACGCTACCGGGACCTCACAAAACACCAATCCCATCATCCTCGGAGCAGATGGAGGACCGCTTACCCCCAGCGGCAGCTCGGGCGCAATATGGATGGGGCTGAACTCCTACAAGTTCGTTCTCATCGACGCTTCGGGAAATACGGTTTTTACCGTCGATAACGTTAGTGGCGGTGGTGGAATTTTCCCCTGCGGACCTGCAAACTCAATCCAGATTGCCAATACAGCGGTTACGGGTCTTTCCTGCGATGCCACCATCACCATCAACCCGAGCGCCCACACAATCAACGTTGGCACTCTCACTACGGCGCACGTCACCATCGGGGCCAACGGAACGCCTACCACGTGGACATTCGACACCACAACCCCTGCAACTGCCCTAGCTTCTCTCGGAGCAGGTTCGATCGGTTCGGGTACGGTGAATCAGATCGCCATTTACCCGGCGAGCGGGTCTGTCATTGGCGGGTCTTCGGTTCTTCCGGCAGGAATCACGGTAGCCACACAGACTCCAAGCGACAACAGCACAAATCCCGCTAGCACAGCCTACGTGGCGGCTCCGGGCGCAATCAACCCGCTGAGCCTCAAACTAGCCACCGGAACGGCCATGACGGGCAACCAGGGCACAGGAACGCTGGTACAGCACTCCTCCGGCACGGCAGCAAGCGGGAATTTCGCGAAGTTCGATGCCAATGGAAATACCGTGGACTCAGGAATTGCGGCCGGTGCCAACGTCGCACAGAGCGCGAATCTCACAGGCTCTCGCGTCGCCGGCACGGTTTACCAAAACACCACCGCCCAATTGATGTTTGTCTCGGGCAACATGACTACCGGAGGCAGCAGTACGGGAAGCGTGGCCTGCCTCAACGGCCCAGCGGCTACCCCGGTGTACACGGTCTATTTCAACGAATCCACAGCTTCGGTTTCCGGTGCCGCAGCGGGCTTCGTCTGCATGGTGCCGCCCGGTTTCTATTACAAAATCGTCGTTTCCGGAACGGTCGGAAGCACTCCCGCAAGCTGGTATGAAACGACTTTCTGAGGATTGACATGAAAAAGATTGCATTGATTTTCCTGTTCGCCACTTCTCTCTCGGCCCAGGTGCAGTTGAGCAAGGGCGTGCAGATCGGCGGCAGCGGCGGCGGGGGGATCAGCAATTTCTCCGCTACAGGCACCTCTGGCATTACCACCTCGGTCACGAGCCCAACTACAACTCCCGCTCTGACGGTTGGGGTAGATTCGGGCCATGCGCTACCCACCACGGCCAACGTCATCGCATGGGACGGTGCAGTGACTACCGCCAATACTGCCTTGACCATTGCGAACGCGGCCGTTCATCCGAGCGGCGCTATTACGGCGGGTCATTGTGCTAGTTGGGTAACGGGGACCACTCTAGGCGACGCTGGCGCGGCCTGCGGAGCAGGGACGGCGGGAAGCTTCCTCGGAACTTACAACTCCGATTCCGCGATCAGCGGCGGGGGAAACAACGGTGTCGCTAACCTCATAGCGACAAGCTGTGCCTCGATTAGCTGCACAATTGTCATACCAGCGACCTCGACCTCGACTGAGAACGTGGCATCCCTGACGATCCCGCAGAATGTCGTGGTGTGGGATCTCCGCCCAGCGACCTACGGGATGAGCTACGCGGCCTGCCCTTCGGCAAGCGCAGATTGCAATGTACAGAATTTCATTAATACTTCGGCCACCTACCCCTTCTCCGGGGGCTTGGAAATGTTCGACCTGTTCGCCCCGCCGCACGGATTTTCTCTCGGCAATATCGGCGGCTCTGCCCAAGGAGGTGGCGAGGATTGGTCGGGTAGCCATCTTCTGCAACTGTATGGGGATGTGCAGTCCTCGGGGATCGCCGAGACGATGACTATTTACCGAAACAAATATGCCGCCGGGGACTTCACGCTGGGGTATTGGTATGGGTTTGACAACGGCGGCGCAACAGCACAGTCAGACGAGAGCACCAAGGCCCTCGGAATCCACATTGGTCAGCCTGAGCTAGATGAAGGCGGAGGGATATGGGCGGGAACCGCCAGCTCGGGAGTGTCTACGGGAGCAACTCTTCTGCCCGTTACCTCGACGGGAGTGGCAAAGTATCCGAGCCAGGATTCTTTCCTAGAGGATCAAAATCCAGCCCATGCATTGACTTGCGCCATCTCCGGTTCTGACCTGAGCACCACGCCTGTCATTAGTGGATCAAACGTATACTCGGCACCGGTGTCGGGATGCACGCTTCCAGTATCGACAGCCTACGGCACCACCTCTGCGCCGTTCAATCAGCCGAACTCGGGGTTGAGTTCGACAGCCAATTTTACCTTGACGCTCGGTCCCGGGTCGGGAGCATTTACGACTGGCGTAGCGACATTGGCTGGAAACAACTTCATCGAACAGGTGAACATCGTCGCGGGATCGGTAAGCGGAGGATTGCAGGGAGTCACCGTCACCTACAAGTTCCCGGAGTCGGCTGGAAACACCTCCCTATGGCAAGGCGGTCTAGCGAATTACGATATCAATCTTGATCGCAACGTTGCCCGAGACGGGTGGCCTCAAGCGTTCCAGGCGGTGGGTGCCATTGACTCGTCCCACATCGCCTATAGCGTCAACGCGCTCGGCAACACGAACGGGAATACCCTTCATTACTATATCGCTCCGGTTACTCCTTACTCCATGACTCGCGACAGTACCGGGCTCGTGACCTTCTACGCGAATGGGGGAATTCTGACCGGAGGGCAAGCATCCGTAACTATTTCGGGCTCAGGTTCGACGCCTACTATGGACGGCACCTGCACTGGAGTCAAGACCCTCTTTAATTCCACTCAGGTGATAGGAGCTACGTGTCAGGAATCTACAGCCACCGCGGTGACCACACCGAGCACGACGGCCATCGTCACCATTCCCAATGTGAACAATGTTCATCTTTACCCCTACTGCACGATCTCCGGACCGATGCAGGGAAATTCCATCCCATGTGAGCCGAACACCGTCGCGTGGTCAAGCGGGGACATCCTGCAAAACCCCGCCTATCCAGTCTCTTGGGTCAACGGAATCGGCATCTCGGCCAACAAGAACACTCCCGATTACGGAGCGCCCAGCGTCCCGATCAACATCGAAATGCATGGTGTTGGTCTAGGCTCTAACGAGGCACACGCGATTTCATGGCAGAACTTCCTTCCCACGGCAGATCTCCAAGGTCACGGCGGCACGCTGGGAGCTCCAACCGCAGTAGAATCGTTGGGAGCGTTCTCGAACCTGATCGATACTCAGTGGTCCCCCGAGCCGGGATTCGCGCTCCTGTCGGTCGGGCCTTCTATTTCTAATGATCCCGCTCTTCCCTCGCCGTTCGACGACGGACACGCTTTCTCAGTATTTCGCTATAAGGGATCGGGAACCTACGGCGAGCAGGACATTACGTTCGAGCCGACGATCCA